GTCGATACCTGCGCCGATGCGGTTAACCGAACGGACTTGAGGAATGACATCGTGGTACTTGGAGATTCCACCGGGGCTCCAGACGCAAGGGTTCAATTGGAGCATTACGAACGGGTAGAGCCCATGCCAGAACGGAGCGGGGCCATCATACATCACACGGTCCCCCGCGAAGACCACGAGCCTCTTACGGGGGTACAAACGGCATCCTGGAGGGACGATGTAGTGGTAGTTGTGTTGATCCCTGGTCAGGTCCGGGTGGTGGACCCAAACCGGATGGTCGAATTCATTGATCGACGGGTCGTCGTAGTAGATTTCCTGGAGTTCAATGATCGGGAAAGGCGTGTACGAACCGGCCTGCTGCTGGATCGGGGCATTCCTCATGGACACCCGGCGCTTGAACCTGGGGCTCAGGGCCTGCCACGAGTACTCCGGGATTCCATCTGGCCTCGTATACCTGTCGGTTCCCAGGGATTGCGCCAGCTTCATAGACTGGCGTTCCAGCCCGATGCACTTCTCTGGACCAAAAGAGTTCTGGAAGTACCCCAGGCTCTTGTAGGCCCGGTAGATAACCGCTGTCGATTCCTGGATATCCCCATTGCACTGAACCGGGATGACCTGATCCGGCCCGTGGGCTGAGAACATGAAGTTATTGTTCGATGCGACTTGCTTCAGGAACCCGGTCCCAAAGAGACTGTGGTCCAGCAGCGAGACAATCGTCGAATCCAGGTTGTGCTTCCACCACAGGTGCCTGATGTACAGGTCCGTGGTCTTTGCCTGATCCTTGAAGGCATCGACCTTGGAGGAGATGTCAATCGTAGGCCGGATGTCCGAGAGAGACGCCAGGGCCTCCCGGCGCGTATCGGCTAAGTAGTTGTCGTAGTAGGAGCTTCGGTATGCTGGCCGGTCGCGGCCCCACCAGTTCCCATTCAGGTAATCGATGATCCTCTCGATCTCCTGAAAACTCTGCCATGACTGCATCTCCGACGTGCCCTGGCGCATGAGGTCGTCCCGCCAGTTGACCATTTTTCGGTCGTAGGACGGTGCTATGTCGAGACTTCCGGATTTATAGCGCTCGACTGCGGTGCGTGGCGGAACTAGGTGTGGCGCGGCCATGAGCCTATACTACCGCTTAAATCTCCGTTCCGGGCATACCCCTCGTGTTCAGGACAGTTCGGCCATCAGAGCTGACTTCAAAATTTGTCGGCATGTCTTTTGGATTGGCGAGACCCTCGGCCTTGCAGAACTCCCGCTGCTGATCGAAATTTTCAATAAACACCGGTTGGGGTTTACCCCCCGGAAGAGTTGACGACTTGCGCCTCCAGGCGTAGTGGCCGTCTTGGTGGGCGTTCTCGGCCTGGGGGTTGTTGTAGCGGGCCGTGATTACCCCGGTGAAGACCGTCTTCAGGGGGTACGCCACCAATTCCATGGGGCGTCCGCACGTGTAGCAGTTGAACTCGGAATCTGCCGTCATGCTGGGGGCTTCCTGGAAGTTTGGGCATTCCCGGTTACGGCAAATGTACTCACGCTGGCGCATTTACAGGACCTTACCTTCCTGGAAGAACAGTTTCTTGTGGAGGATCAACTGCGGGTTTACCTGAGGCCCCAACTGTCTAGCCTTTACAAATATGTTCCGGAAATAGTCACCGGACCCACTCGCAGTGAACTCCAGCATCATGAGGGTCTGAGGTTTAGTGGGCGTCCACCTGACCTCTTTCGGCATCAGGAAGAACACCTCGCCCGCTGGCTTCGGTCGGAACCGGGCTGCCAGAGGAGCGAGTAGGGTAGCGAAGAACCCACGCCGGTTCATACAGTTCCCTCTAGCGTTATCTTCCGCCTGCCTGGGTTGACGATCTCCATCACCGGGGCGGGAGGGGCCTGCGCCTTCTTCTTCCCCATCCGCCTTGACAGCCTGTCGTGGGCCTCGTAGAACTTCTCCTCTACATAGTCGAACACCTGTTTAGGCCCGAGATTATCTATGCAGTCGAACGCATTGAGAGTGACCTCTTCTTTATCCAAAGAAGAGCCTGGGATGATCGACCCGTCCTTATCGCACTTAACGGCGTGAAGGACGGCTGTCACGTCGATAGAATAAATGCATGGACGAAAGTCCGAGACCACGAACGTATACTCACCCAACTCCCCGCCGGTCTCCGTGATCAGGTATTCTTGCGTGTAGTGGTTGATTGCCGCTAGGGTCACAGCAATGGCTATGCCTCCCGCTTCCAATCCGAGCGATAGCCGTTCGCCCAGTTATTCAGGAGCCCAAGGACGGACCAACGGGCCTGTCGTTTTGATTCGGTGAATGAGCAGTCCAGGACCCGCATGTCTTTGTGCAGAAGGCACGGGTGGGACTGACGACAGTCGCAGGTTTCAAACTCTTTCGTGGACTCGTACCACCCGAGTTCCTTAATGCCACCGGAAGGCAGGGGCACTCCAGACTCGAATAATCCTAGTCCATCGGAGGCTCTGACTCGATGGATGTCCACGAACCCACCGCGAATGATCTCCCCCGTGGACCGACTCGGCGGGTGCTTGTGTAGGTGAACAGGGAAGAAGAAATCCAATGTCCGCCTTCTCAAGAGAAGAGCCACCGGAGAGTTGCAGATCTTCCAGATCTCCATGGCAATCGGACCCTTATCGACCAGTAGGGATAATACACTTCTAGTCCCGTCCTCGTAATAACACGTGATGTGCTTCTCGCGGAACCCTTTGTGTTTGAAGATCCGCCTCCACCATGTAAATCTCCTCATGGGCTACTCCCCCTGTCCAACGTTGGACACGACCGGCTCCGGAACCAACTCCTCTTCTTCCGGTACCTCATCAAACAGACTGCTCGGGCTCAACGCCCTACGGCACGCCGCCAGCAGATCCGTTCCGGTCTGGAATTTCTCACCCAGAAGTTCTTCCAGTTCGGCCTTGGCCGCAGGAGGCATGAGAACGCATTCCGGCCTGGGGTGGATCTCATAGACCCATTCGTTGGCTTGAACCGCATCGAATACATCCTGGACAATCTCATCCACGGTCTTGTCTTGGGCCTTGGCGATCTCTTCGTACCCGGCATAGTAGGCCGGATCGATCTTGGCCTTGACGATGTGGAACCCGTCTTCCATCCCGGACTTCTCGGTGAGGAACGGAAGGACCGCCGCGATTCCTTCCTTGGTGGCCTCAATCCCGGTGGAGTCTTCGATCAGTTGGAGTTGCTCCCCTGTGACCATCATGCCGCCCTCCACCACGTCATCCATCAGATCCCGTGCGACTACCTGGATCTTCTGGGAGTCTGAAAGCCCTGGCTCTGTTACGAGCCCGGTGATCTTCGGGATGTCGGTGGCCTTGAGGCGGATTTCTACCGGAAAAATTACGTCGGTTGTTTTGCTTGCCATGCGCTCTCCTAGCCCTTACAGCATATAGCAGGTTTCCCTTGACTGCAAGCCCTAGTAGCTGTCGTAGCTGGGCTCTGGAACTCCCCGGCTGCCCGCTGAACGCCCCATAAGTAGATCCCCAACTTTCTGATCCGTAGCCTGGATGTTCTGGTCGAACTTCTCTCCGGGAGCGATCTTGCCGAATATGGCGTCGGTATCCAGAACGGCCCTCGGGTCCGGTTGATCCAATGGGATTCCCTTGAGCCTGATGCTCTGGCACTTCTCGTTCGGACAGCGGTACTCGGCTTCTGGATTCGCGGCTCCCCACTCGATCCCACAGGCCATGCAGACCATCTTGTACCGTGGTGGCTCAACCTGTTCGACTTGGTTTGGAACGCTGATCCGGCCTGAGTCGTCAGCCTCCCACTCATGGGCGCAATAGAGGGAAATCAGTGATGCCAAAAGTTCGTCATCATGGCTGCCTTTTGCGTGGCTGGCCTTCTTGTCGTCTTCGTCATCCTTCTGGAAAGTCTGGGACTCTTGCTGGAAGTTGGGGGACCTTACGATGAACGCTCCCGCCTTGATCCACTTACGGCCCGTCTGCCACAGCTTCGGCTTAGTGGTGGACTGGGTCATCCAGTGGAACTTATTGGACATCGGATCTTTGGAGTCCAGGTGCTTCCACCGGAACAGATTGGGGTATTGATAGCGCCCGCGAACTTCATCGGCCACGGACTTATAGAAGTTGTATTCGATGCACATCAAGGCGTCGTTGTACATGTGGCCGATTGCCTGGGCGAAGAATGCTAAGTCGAGTGGCTCAACATCGTTGGATCTCCACACCGCCACCTGCTCATCTGGGTTTCCACCCTTCCCAAGTTTTGTAACAGCAACAACAGAGTAGTCTTCCCCAATTCCCTCGGCGATATCCACCCCTATCGAATACTCGTACCCCGGAAGCGGGTCTTCCCAGACGATGAATGTGGACTCGTCTTCGTAGAGTTTGTTAGTCCGGTGGTCCGCCGTGCAGCCGTTCACAAAGCAGCCCATCTCCATCTTCTTGGAGCCGTCTCGGGACGGGGTGAACTTGCACCCATGAAACCGACCCTTAGAGTCCAGGAACCCAACTTTGACGCTCACGTTAGTCAGGGGATTTCTAACCGTAAGGGCCATCCGGTCCTGGCAGTCTTCGTCGAATACCGCATAACCAGAAAGTTGCCATGCGTCCTCGGCAGTAGCGCTGGTTTCCTGTTGGTGTAGCTTGAGGGACTCTTTGTCTTTGGCTTGTGCGTTGCGGCGCTTCAGTTCCTTCCAGTAGAGTTGCCCATCTTCCAAGAGAGCCGGGTCTAGGACTCCCGTGTTGCAAGCAGGGCAGGTAGTTCCGATCCTTGACTCTCCGCCGAACTTAGCTACATGGTACTGGCTACATGCGCTGCACTTTACCCATTCCTGCTCGACTCTCTCTCGCAGCATCTTCTCTGGTTTTTGAACGTGCCATCCATCGGGGGGCGCGTGGAACCGGCTGCGCTCCAGGAAGAACGGAAGGAACAATGGATACCACTCGGCCAACTCTCCCATCTTGACATTGGCCTTCCATAGCATATGAGAATAGCTCCCGGCTCCTCGTCCAGTGGATTCCAGGAAGCCGAAGGAGTTCGGATCGTTATCGTGAATCGAGTGGAGCAAGTCGCCTTCAATAATCTCCTTGGCTTTAGCTTGTTGAAAGTCCGTGTATTCAGAATTCGCGACACAGCAAGTGCTGACGCAAAACGTGTGATCCGGATGGTCCACCTCAAGGTCGTACACCTCTTTGCAAAATCCGGATTTCTTCTCGATTATCTTCAAATACACGTAGTTCCCATCGTCTGAATAGCTCCACGACTTAGAGAACCTCCGCTCGTCTGGAGACATCTTAACGACCACCGGCCAGCCGAATTCCCTCCTCATGGCCTCGCCGGAAGGGACCTTGAAATGCAGGACCCATATCTCGTGACAATTTCTTCCGTAGTAGTGACCAGCGTCCCTCCTGGTTATAGACCCCCAACCGAACCCTAGAGACGCCGCCAAGTCGCGAACCTGTCGGGACAGGGCCTCATATATCGAGGTCGCCACAATCCCGGAATTTTCTTTCATTATGTGGCCGTCTCCCTCGATGTACCCCTGTAGGATTCCGAGGCAAAATTCCCTGCCACATTCCCATGCCCAGTCCGGTATGCGCTTTGCGCTTGTTCTCCCGAAGTGGCGGTCCACGAACCGGCAGAACCCCGAATACCCAATGGAGACTACGGAAGTCAAGCAGCCCTTGTGTCTCTGGATCTTAGTTGAGAATTCTGGGAACACTGACCGTACGATCTCGTGTACCTTCTCTTCTTCCTTCCTATGGATTCCCAAGAACATGCGGCACGGCTGCATATCTGGAGAAAGCCTTTTGTTGAGGCCGATACAGCCCTCGGCCAGATATGTTCCCAGTAGCCTACCGAGAGCTTGGCCACACTCTAATGTTTCCGTGGTCCCCATGCCCGCCTTGT